TCTCCGTACTTGTGGCGCTTCCAGCGTCTTGTTCAAGAGCGCACCACCCTATTCGCCTTGCGGCTTTCAGTCACGCGCTCAGTTACTACCACTGAACTAAGCCCGCTGTTCTGCCAGACTGAACTACCGGCCCAAGAGTGACGGCGACGGCCGCCACCAGTTCGTAGCCACTCTTGTCTACAACATCCAGGCACTAAAAACCGGGTGGGTAAGGTCCGGTATGCCACTTCCCATGGAACGCCGCACCTGTCGCTACGGAATCGGTCACCAAAAAAGTAGGGTGCGCTAGTCGCTAGATGAACGGGTCGCGCACTGGTTCATCAACCGTAACCGTTTCAATCACGTCACCCTCCGAATACTGCGACAGGTCACGCTGTTCAATCTCTCGCTTGCGCTTTTTCACCTTTTCCGGGAGGTTGATGCCACCACTCTCAAAACTAACCATGGTGGTCATTTCGCCAGTGATTGGGTTAACGCTCGCCTCAATGGGAATCTCGTTCTTCGCCATACTCAAGTATGGTGTGTGAACTACCAAAAAAAGTACGGTCCGTTTCTACTCAGGTTCCGAGTCTACTGTGCGCCTGACATCGAGAAACACCGTTTTCTCAGGTACGGCGTGTGATGTGTTCGTTTCAAGATTGGACGGTTCGTAGCCGTCGCTTTTCAGGTCACTGAGTAGCCGCTCTACATCTTCCCAAGTACATTCATCACTCGCCAAAGCCCGTCACCTCCTGCCCACACGACCAACAAACCTCATCTATGCCGCCGTCGCCACCGTTTGCCCGTGGCCCGTCACGGATGTATCCCGCAGAATCTTCGGGGATACTTTTACCGCACTTGTTACACTCTGATGGAATGTATCCGAGGACGTAATCAGTCTCACCGTAGCGCCAATGCTGTTTATCAACGTACTTGAGTTTTGACCGGTCAATGTCGCCCTCAGACATCTTGCTCACCACCTGACCGCTCTTTGTCGTACCAGTAGACAATTCCCTTCGGTGAAATGGTCTTACAACTTTGACACCGAAACGAGATACTGCGCTGGGGCAGGTTTGGCCCAACGCGCTCGTAAACGACCCAGCCTGTGCGCATCATCTTACAGTCCGGGCAACACCGCTTGTCCGTCTTTGCTGTAACCTCTGGATACTGTGTGTCTGCCATTGCTTAGTCCTCCGTTTCCTCGTCGTGGATGTACGTCTCAAAGGCGTACTTTGCACTCTCCCGGTGGTCGTGCGCTTCCACGACTACGGAGACATTATAGGCGAGGTATGCCCCACAGTCGTCGTTGGCACACTCCCCGAACGTCGCCCGCTCTATCTTCCGTGGCAGCACGTTCGGTTGCCCGCACCGTGGACAGTTCGGGATTCGGATGCCGCCGTTCTCTACACTCACGCGCTCGAAGTGTGTTGTCTCGGTTTCCATGCCTACCACCACTCCGCACTTTCTTCCTCGTCGGACGTGTGCGTGTGGATACTCTTGACGCGACTCAGTGGATACACGTCTTTTGAGTATGCTTGCTTGTTGATGCACACCACCGCGCCGTCAGTGATAATGATACGGTCATACACCCGGCAGTCGTCATACTGGTCTACGTACACCTCGCCGCCCGTCGTGAGTACTTCGCTCATGCCTTGCTCACCTCAATCTCGATTACGTCACCTTGCGCTATGTCCAGTTCATCCCGAACCGCTTTCGGGAGCGTGATTTTCCCCTGTGCCGTAACCTGTACTGTGGTACGCACAATACTATCTCATACTGCCACGTACTAATAAATATGGGACAGATGCAGCGCTTGCCGACGTGAAAAATGCGGAAAATGGTGCGTTCGGTGGTTATCGGCGGCCGCCAGCGCCACGGATGCCGTACAGGTAGAAGACGACAACCGAGAGGATGACGGCGAGGAACACGATGCCGAACAGGCTGAACACGTTGTTCGTCGCGTCGACGAGCGACTGGCTGGAGTTATACAGCGGGTCGCCTTCGCTGAGTGCCGCCACGCCGATTGTTTCGCTTGCGATTGCCAGGATGACGAAGCCCACGACAACGGCGATCCCGAGCATGATCATGATGCTCGGAAGGTCGCGGCCGCCCATCTGGGCGCGGTTGCCGGGGATAAACTGCTTGAGTCGGTCGAGCATTACACTCGGGGCTATGCGGGAGTTGTGCATAAAAGGGAGAGACGTTTTAGCCGGTGTTGGTCGGTGTCAGGCAGGGGTGGTTTTTATAGGACAGGCACCACAACAGTCAGGTGATGGATGCTGTAAACGTCCAAGTTGAGAGCGAACAAAAGGACTGGGCCGATAGTAGGGTTGAGTCAGGCGAGGCAGACAATCGGAGCGAGGTAGTCAGACGCGCCCTGTGGAAGTACATGGCAGCCCACGGCCACGGCAAGGCCGGGGCGTCGGACAGTCGGCTTGGCGCGGCCTTTACAGCCAGCGCCAAATACCTGTTCGTGGCGGCGCTGACGTGGCTCGGCGTCACGGTCTGGTTCCCCTTTTCGTATCGCACACCGGCCGTGATATTGCTGGTAGCCGCCGGGGCCTCAATGCTCTGTGGCGAAGTGGTTGACCAGTACGACGTGCGCCCGCTGGCGTGGCTTCGGGAGCGACGGGGTGAGACACGATGAGTAAACAATCCGAAGACATGGCAGAGATGCAAGAGCGGCAGATGCACCAAGGCAATCTCGGGGCCCCGGCACAGGACACGAACGCGCCGGAAACGCTCAAATTCGTGGCCAAGCCGGAGGAACAGGACGCCCCGATTGAAGAACTGGAGTGGATTAACAACAAGTCCACCAGCACGGCGAATCTGAGCGAGGAAGACATCAGGAGCAAAGAGTGGGTGATTGAGTACCACAAGGAATTTGCCGTCATGGACCACCCGCCAGTCTACGGCATTACCGGCCATCGGCGCGCGTTCGTCTATGACGACGCCGACGAGTGGAAGCGCCCGATGCAACCGGCCGAACGGTTGGAAGTCGAAGGCTTCGGGGAGATGGGCAAGGAAGCCACCACGCGCTCGAAAGACGGGTGGGCCACCGAGGTCAGTACGCGAGACACCAAGGAATCCATCGTGCGCGACGAGAAAGACAGCGGCGGCGGTGGCCTCTTGGGTCGGATTCGGGGGTAAATCGTGGCAGTGGACAACACCAACACGGGCCAGATTGATGACCCACAAGACACGGCCCAAAATGAGCGCATCAAGGCGATTCTCCGGCGGCGCGAGGAAGTGCTGGAGGCACGCGACAGAGCCAAAGACCAGTATTACATGGGCAACACCGCCCAAGAGCGCGCGGTGATGCATTATCAGTCACGCCTGGAAACGCTGATTGTCGACCTGCACAACAAGTTCCGGCACGAACTGGTGCAAGGCGAAACGGATTTCTGGAACGAGGTGGAGATTGCGACGGTTGAAGTGCCGCCACCGCCCGCGCTGACGGATGACGACAATCTCGCACCGGGCGAGGAACCGCCCACGGCCAAGCGTGTCACTATCCGTGGCCTGTCGTGGTTCATCAATCACGACCCGGTACTGGTGCGCGAGTTCACCGTGCGCGGCTGGAATCCACCGCGTGAACTGTCCGAACCGAGCGAAGTGGTATTGGGCTTTGAGGTGATTGATGAGGCAGTGATGCAGTGCTTTGAGTTTATGGATAACCTCGGCATCGATGCCGACGTAACGGCAGATACCTACGCTGCGGAAGGTGAACCCGGCATATGACGATGGCACATCCCGAACCACCGGAGCCACTGCAAGGCAACTCGGTTGAACAGCAAGTCATCAAGAAGAAAATCTGGGACCGGATGTGGCTCAGTAATGAGCACTTTATGGGCGTCGTCGTCGGCCGCGAAGGCTCAGGCAAGTCGTGGACCGGCATCAAGTTGGCCGAAGTCTGTGATCCCACGTTTGAAGCGTGGCGCGTCATGTTTGACCCAGCGGAGTTCCTGAAACAACTCCAAGAGTGGAAAGCGAACAACGAAACCAAGGGCAAGATGGTGGTGATTGACGAGGCCGGTGTCGGTGTCGGGGTTCGGTCATGGTACGAGAAAGACCAGATACTCTTGAATCAAGTCCTGCAACTCATTCGCTCGGAAAACATGGGCGTCATCTTTACCCTACCACGCCTGGAGGAACTCGACAGTCAGACCGAGGGCCGGTTGCACGCGTTCATGGAGATGATGCAAATCAAGCGCGGCGACTGGGTAAAGATGGCCTACTTCGATAATATCCCAACGCGGCGCGGCGAAAACGAGATTTATCACAAGTATCCTGAGATTACAATCGACGGTTGGGAACGGAAGATTAAGCGGCTCAAACTCAGGCCGCCATCAAAGGAGATTGTAGAGAACTACGAACAGCGGAAAGCCGAGTTCCAGAACGAGCAGTATCAGAACGCGATTGATGAGATGGAGGATGACGTAGACGATGAAAAATCAGTGAAGGATGTGGCTATGGAGATTGCCGATGGGGAGATTGCCGACTATATCTCACGCCACAACCAGAACAACACACCCTACATAAACGCAAACCTGATTCGGGCCGACTATGAACTCTCTCAGAACGACGCCAAAGCAGTCAAGGACTTGCTTGGGCGGCAATTCAGCAATGACGACTTAGAACAGCACCTATGACACAGCACCAACCCCCCATGACGGATAGTATGTATACAAGTTACGCGCGTAACAGTGCGCTGTGTAGTATCGGCTACCGAACTCCGACCGGGGACGCACCGGGGAGCAACGCATGAGTAAACTGGACCTACTGACCACAGCAGTCGATGGCGCTGACGAGGAACTACGCCGCAAGCATGGAATGCCGACGTGGCTCGCTCAAGGCATCGACGTACTCCAAGTAGCAATTGGTATAGCGGCATTTGGTTTATCCGGCACTGATGCGGTGGGCATCGCACTGAAGGTCTTGGCCGTCGCCCTGATCCTCGGCGCACTTGGGACGAGTCTCGGGAGGTGGCGGTAATGGTCGTCGGTGCGATACTCTCAATCCTGATTACGTTCCTGTCGGTGCTACTCTCGCCAGCGGGCCTGTTCGCACTCGTCGGTGGCTTTGTGACCTTCCTGTTCTTGCCGCTGGTGCCACGGGCCACCAATATGTTCCACAAGTTCGCGGGGTTGCACATCTGGCTCGGCGCGCAGATGCTCAAGCGGGCGGCCATCGTCGTGACCAAACAGGGCGACTTACTCCTGAAACGGATGCACCCCACCGACTCAGGGACCGAAGAAATCGCCTTTGCGAACAACACCAAGGAGTTTGAGTATCTGGATGACAACAAGCAAGCCCCGTGGACGTGGGCCGGGATTCCGTTTGCCATCGGTGAGGAAGTCCACGGCGTCCTGTTTGACCCACGGCACGCGGCCCTCGGGATGCGCGAGACGGTAGCGGCGAAAAAAGACGAACTGGTGCGCAAGGCCACGGCAGGCGAGCAGGATATGCACGACGTGCTCGGGTGGCAACGCGGCACCTATGAGTTTCCTAACGCGCACGAGTTGGTGAACCTCAACAGTATCCGCTCGCTGATGACCGGCATCGAGCGCGGCGAACATCCCGAACAGGTCGAAAAGTATTATGAACTCTCGCGGGAACCCTACGGCGACAGTGGCAGTGCCGCCCGGTATGCCTTGCTCATCGCCGCCGCCGTTGGGCCGTTCATTCTGCTCGCCATCGCCGCTGACCAGTTCGGCGGCCCGGCCGGTGGCGGCGGTGGTGGCTCAACTGTCTCCTTCGGTGTGTTGCTCCTGTTGCTCTCACGAGCGAGCATCGGTGATGCAGTCCGTAGTGTGCCGTGGAAGCGCGTGGCGATAGCGGCCGTCGTGTTGCTCCCGCTGCCGCTGGCCTTCCTCGGGTTGTTGCTCATCACCGGCCCGATTTACACGGCGATGGTGGCGGCCATCTTCGGAATGTCCTTCCTCGCCTTCCCAGTCCTGAGCGTGCTGTTCCGGGCGTCCGACCGGATGAGTCACACTTTTAGCCGGTTCCTGTTCAAACTCGGCTTTGTGGCCTATGACCGCCCGGTGTTCACGCTCACGCCGAGTGGGTATCAGGTCAAAGAGTTCAAGAATCTCGATGACACCGCGAGCGTCCACTGGCATAGCTTCCTCGGCAATCTGATGGGCTTTAGCTTTGACCCAACCCGCGAGATGTGGGGCGAAGAATGGGCCGATGCCGACCAGATGGAAGCCCAACAGGTCGACGGTGTGACGAGCGTGCCGACTGGCTTCAAGGCGATTCCCGACCGCCAGCGCGCGGTGTACGGTGTCTTCGGTCACAAGAACCCCAGTGCGAACAACTATTACCTGTGGTGTGGCACCGCGCTGGAGCGATTCAAGCACGTCGCCACCGGCCAGAAATCGCACAACAAACTCCGGCAGGCGAAGAAAGACCACGGCGGCGTGAGTGAGTTCGCGCACAAGTCATTCACGCGAGCGGTGGCGGGCCTGTCGCTGCTCTCGACTATCGGCGGCGTGGTGATTTTCTTCCTATGAATGGACTTGCGGCCGTGCGCTCCGACCCACTCATGTTTGTCGTCATCTGCATTGTTACAGTCTACTTTAGCGGCGTTGCACTCTATAACACGTCACTGCCACTCTGGGAGGGCTACGATATGTGGCGTGTGATGCTTGTCTCACCCGTCTGGCCGCTGTTGCATCTGTCTGACCGCGTAGAGACGTGGGCGAAAAGCGGCGAGTGTACCGTTCCGAAAGACCACCCGCTCCGAGAAGGGCACGAGGTAGATGAATGACAACGACACAGCAACCCTACCAAGACGGTATCGTACAGAATTCAGATGAGATTAGCGTGGCCGTGCGGCATCTCGGTGGCCGTGCCGAGAAATTGATGGTGCCACTCCGGGCGTCAGATATGGAGGTGGTTGTTGACCCGCCCTCACTGGATGGGTTTGACGTGGTGATGTTAGACCAGCCCCGCTACAATCTTGCCCACGAGGTGGTGCGCAACGGTGACGTGCCGGTGGTGTATCGCGTGCGTGGGAACTTGTGGAAAGAGATGGACATCTGGCGGTTTGGCCGGACTAAGAAGTTTGTCGCCACCAAGCTGATTTACCCGCGTTTGGACGGGGCGATTGCTGTGGATGACCGCCTCGCTGGTATCTTCAACGACAAAACCGGCGTCGACACACACAGCGCGGGCCTTGTGAAAGAACCGAGTCTGTGGGAGAACGCCCGCCACACTGGCAGTGAGTTGGACCTGATTACGCTCACGAACTTCAACTACAACCAGAAGGTGATGCCGATGAAATCTTCGGGAGTATCGGCAAGGGAACTGTCGTCGGCATCTTCGCGTTGCTCAGTGCCTGCTGGTTAGTCTACGCGCAACGCTACCGCGACGACGCGCCAGCGTAGAGTGAAAGTAAAATCATGCCGGATACCCTACTCACACACCGCTGTCCGTGTTGCACAGAGACATTGAACGACCCTGATGCTGCTGAGATTCCACAGTGTCCAACCTGTGGCCACGGCATGGTGCCGTTTGAGGTGTCGGGATGACCGCCCAACGCTGGTGGGTGCGCCTGTTCGCACGCTGGCAGATGCGGATCGACAGCATCAAAGGGCAGATTCAAGCCGTGAGTCTCGCGGTGACGGCCTTTTCGACGTTCTCGCTGGTCCTACAGAACGCTGGCCTGTCACAGTTCGTGTTGCCGCTGGGTATCGTGCTCGCCATCTGTGGGCCGATCTACGCCTACATGTTCGCTGAGGGTGGCGTCTGGAATCAGGTGGCCCGTGACCGGCAGGATATGTCGTCAAACTTCGCCAGTCCAAACCAGCGCATCGGCACGGAACTGTCGGCACTGTCGCTTGCAGCGGCGATGAAAGGCCGCGAGTTGACCGAGGAAGAACGGGACGCCGCACTGTCGGAACTGGATAGTGCGTTTGAGCGGAATCGGGACGGGTACGATTTAGACGACTGACCTACTTATTCGGGTCATAGCCCCAGTTTTTCAGCGCGGCCGTCCGTGCGCTGATCGGTGGGTTACCGTACTTCCGTTTCCCGGCAGTGTCGGCTTTCATCCGACTGATGAACGATTCGACTTTCTTCTGTTCTTGCTTGCTGGCCTCGCCCCGGAGATAGCGCCGGGTGCGTTGCACGACTTCGTTGACCTTCGCCGCGCCACGGTCGGCCTTGTACTGGCGAAAAGCCGCCGAGTTGGTCCAGCGATTGAACGCCGCCAGCGTCATGTTCGGCTTCGTCATCAGTATTTCTGGTCGATCTCGTCGGCTTCCACCGAATAGCGCGTATAGCCACCCTTCGCGTTCACGGTGATGCCCCGATTGTTTCGTTTCGCCAGTTGGATCGCTTTGCGTTTCGCGCCTTTCTGGGTGCGATGGTTTGCCGAGACAACACTGCGTTTTTCGAGTTTGACCTTCCACTGCTCGTCTTCCCAGATGACATAGTAGTTTTTCGCCATCGTTACAGCCCCGGCAGATTCGGCCCTTGGTTGGCGTCCATATACTCGCCGTGGGACCCACCGGGCATATAGACGGTTTTGCCGTGACAACTCATCTTGTGCGCGCCCGACATCCCCATGCGTTCTGCTGCACGCTCTGCCGCTGCTTTGGTATCGTAGTGATCGGTGTGTGAGCACTTACTGCCGTTGCCGCCGTACATACACCGCAATAGCGACTCTGGTACTGTAAAACTATCTCAGAAAAGCGGATGACACGGCCACAGGGATGGCCGGGTTGGATTCGATTCCCCCATTCGGATGCAACAGATACGCCGCTCACAGTCGTTGCAGTATACAGATTTGCGGAAGAAAGATAGTTTCAGAACTCACACGCCGGAGCGAATAAGAACCACATGACGGCGTAGCGTAAGGGTTGCGAGACTCGCGTGCGTTAATCCGTGAACGATTCTAAGCCGTGTTGTTCGCCGTCGTCACGAACAACAGACGGGTCCTCAGGTGTGAGATTGCACCGGACGCGCGCCACGTCGGCCCACTTCGCTTGTTTCTCGATGCCGACGAACTCCCGATTGAGTGCCTTCGCCGCTTTGCAGGTGGTGCCACTCCCGGCGAAGGGGTCCAGCACGATTTGAGTCTCTCGAGTGACCATCTTTACCAACCACTCCATCAAGTCCTGTGGTTTGACCGTTGGGTGCGCGTTCTCAATCTTCCCGTCCTCGGTGCGCTCGCTCTTGTCGGCCTTGCTGGTGTAGAAGTATCTCGAGGGGCCGCCGCTGTCGTCATAGCCAACTTGCCGCGTCTGTTGCTCATCGTCACTGTATACGTTTCGCTCGCCTTTATCGCTCAGTTCGTGCGGGTCACAACTCGGCTTGTCGCCAACCTCGGCATCCAGCCCTTCGGCGGCGAGTTCGTCAAACACGACATTGGACGGGTAGCGCCCATCTCTCGTCCCGTTCTGTGTTGAGCCGTGTAGCCCGTCAGCGTAACACGTCTCGGCGTCGCCGCTGTCGTTCTCAAAGTCCTTTACCTCGCCTTCGATCCGCGTCGCCTCAATATTCAACGCCCCAGTGCCGTGTTTTTGCACACAGTCGACCGTCGCCCCGTCGAATGGCTTGCGGGCCATGACGATATACTCCGTGGCGGGTTTCAGGCCGGTCTTCCAGCCGTCCCACTTCTCCGCTTCGGGAGTTGCCGGTGCAGTAAGTTCGTTCCGTGCGTCATCATCTGAGGGGCGCTTGTATCCCTCATTTGAACCCGATGTTTGAAACTGTTTTTTGCGTTCCGAATACGGTTTTCCGTCCGGGGTTGTTTTTTCACCCACTACTTCCCGCTCGGCACCGGCTCGCTTGTCTATGGTCTTTCCCACATCGGCGGCCTTCGGGAAGCCACTGCCGTAGTGCCATGTCAGCGTGTCTCTGATTTCAAACCCCGCGTCCTCGACACCCGTAAACAGTCGGTGGTGCGTCCGATTGCCCGAAAAGGCCAGCAGGTGCCCGCCGGGTTTCAGCACGCGTTTCACCTCGCGCGCCCACTCCTGGCACCATTCCTGATACTCTTTCGGCTCAAAATCATCCCAGTCACGGCCCATGAACGCCAGTCCATACGGCGGGTCCGTCACGACGGCGTGGACACTCTCAGCAGGCAACTCCGGTAACACCTCAAAGGCATCGCCGGTATGAATACAGTCGGTATTCATCCGTCGACCCGCCGTTCCAGTTTGTTCAACCGCTGGCGTATCTCTTTCATGCTCACGTCGTCCTCCGGTTTCACGTCGGAGAGGCCATACAGTTCGGGCCGGTCATACGCCGCGCGGCGCACCGTCCGACGCGATGAGTTGAGTTCTTCGGCGGCGGCGTTGATGCTCAATTGCTCTTTGATGACCATCTCCAACACTGCAACCACCTGGTCGAACTCCGGTTTCCGAATAAGCGAGCCATCGTCTTTTGTGAACCCAAGCGGCGCGGGGCCGTGGT